AAGGTATGAAAGCTTTAAAGAAAGCAGCACCAGAAGTAGCTAAGAAGATGGGCTACGGCTATGGTGGTATGACTAAGAAGAAGTCAGGCATGATGGGTGGCGGTATGGCTAAGAAGCGTATGGGCTCTGTACATGGTGGTTTGGCTTGTGGTGCAGATGTACCTGCTGAACGCCCAATCAAGAAGAGTAAGTAATGACAAAGTTTTACCACAAATACCAAGATGCACTAGAAGCTAAAGGTTACCGTGTAGATGAGCATGGCTACGTGTGGGATTCACGTGGTAACCAAGCTGCAGGTGAAGACAACTACGGTAACGTACAGAGTAAAGACCCTAACGTTAATGATATTTGTCGTGAAGCTGAAGCAACTATGACTGCAACACCTAAGCCACGTACTAAGAAGAAAGCCAAGAAGGAGGAACCTGAATATGAAGAAACTCTGGAGATGGTACGAGCACGTGATGAGAATGGACACTTCATCGCTGATGATCCCTCTACACCTGATGTGAATGAGGCTTGGGTAGTTAAGACTGTCAAGAAGGTAGTTAAGAAGTAATGACACTATTTACGCAGGGTAAGCCATCACGTAAGAAGTCTGTATATGGTCACAACACTGGGACCACTACAGAAGAAGTATATACTTGCCCTGCTAATTGTGTAGCTGAAGTAACCTTTATTCATATTCATAACTCTACAGGCAATACCGATATTGAGATAGAATGGTATGTAGCAGCAGACAGTTACACATCTCATTTCTTAGAAGGTAAGAACTTAGGCGCTGGGGAGTATGTACAGTTTGCTGATATAGAACTAGTACTTGCTGCAGGTGACAAGATTCAGGTAACGCCAGCTACAGCAGCACACATTGATAGTATTGTTACCGTAGTAGAAACATTTGTTCCTATCGGTTAACGGGTATTCCAAATAAGCAATAGTAACGGCCCACTATTTTAGTATAACTATGTTTGTTCAACTAACAAAGGAGAATGAACATGGAACTAGTTATTTCCGAATCACGTATGTGGGCCACTAACATCAAGACTTTCTTCGTCAAAGTATTTAATGCAATGATCGAAGCACGTCAACGCCAAGCCAATGTACGTATTGCTGAGATGCAACTACGTGGTATGACAGACAGAGAACTGAATGACATCGGTATTGGTCGTGGTGATATTCGTCGGGTAGTACGTCAGTACCCCGAATAGTCCGTCAAGAAGGAGAGGCTTGTGGACCCAGTAACTATTATAAGTGGGGCCACTGTTGCCTTTAATGCCCTGAAGAAAGGCTTTGCAGTCGGTAAGGACTTACAAGACATGCATGGTCAGCTAACTAAGTGGGCTGGCTGTATGTCCGACTTAGGTCAGGCTGAGAAGCAAGTTAAGAATCCTCCGTGGTGGAAGTCACTAGGAGGTTCTGTAGAAGCTGAGGCTATGGAAGTCTTTGCAGCTAAGCGTAAGGCAGAGTCCATGCGCAAAGAGCTAAAGGACTACATAAGTTTCACAATGGGGCCATCCGCTTGGGATGAACTAGTGGCTACGGAAGCCAAGATACGTAAACAGAAGAAGGAACAAGAGTACCGTAAAGCTGAACTACAAGAAGCTATTATAACTTGGACAGTAACAAGTTTTCTTCTTGCATTAGGTTTTGGTATTATGGGTTTCATATTATACATGGTGGCATAATGGCTAGACAACTAACAGAAAACCAACAACGATTCTTAGAAGTCCTGTTTGATGAAGCAGGGGGTGACGTAGTTGCCGCTAAGAAGCTGGCTGGGTATAGTGAGACAACTAGCACAGGAGCCATCGTAGAAAGTCTTAAAGATGAGATCGCAGATAAGACACGTACTTACTTTGCTCGTACTGCGCCCAAGGCTGCTATGGCTATGGTTGGTGCTCTACATGACCCTACTGAACTAGGTATTCGTGATAAGATGGCAGCAGCTAAAGACTTACTTGATCGTGCAGGTCTAGGTAAAACAGACAAGATTGATGTAGGGTCTAGCAGTGGTGGGGTGTTTATCCTGCCATCCAAGGAAGGTAAGAACGAGTAAGTATGAACCGTGAATCTTTGGGGTATTGGGAGTTACCCAAGCCACACAAAGGTGAAGAGAGACAGTGGCACGTAATAGCGAGAACAACACGCACCGTGCCTTTCGGATACAGAGTACACCCTGACAACGAAAACTTATTAGAACCCATACCAGATGAACTAGATGCTTTAGAGCTTGCAAAGAGACACCTAAAGCAGTATAGTTACAGAGAAGTAGCTATATGGTTATACCGACAAACTGGTAGATACATCTCACATATGGGTTTAAAGAAAAGGGTAGACATTGAGCGAAGACGTAAGAAAGCAGCTACAATTAAGCGCAAGCTTGCCAAGCGGCTCGAAGAAACGCTACAAGAGATCAAGCGGCTCGAAGAAGAAAACATCGGAGCCTACCGCATCATCCCCCCAGACGACTAGCGGTCCTGATCCTATAATTGTAAAACCTGCAGAAGTAAAAGCACCTGAGTTTGATGTTGACATTGCTCAAGAAGTAGTGTTTAAACCAAACGCAGGACCACAGACAAACTTCCTAAGTGCGGCTGAAAGGGAAGTATTGTATGGTGGGGCGGCTGGCGGCGGTAAAAGTTTTGCAATGCTGGCTGACCCACTACACGGTTTAAATGACCCTAACTTTAGTGGTCTACTTGTACGTCATACTACGGAGGAGTTACGTGAACTTATTCAAAAGAGTCAAGAGCTTTATCCTAAAGCCATTCCAGGTATTAAGTGGAGTGAAAGAAAAAGTCAGTGGATTAGTCCGAGGGGCGGTAGACTTTGGATGTCGTACTTGGACAAAGACATGGACGTTACTCGTTACCAAGGTCAAGCGTTTAACTGGATCGGGTTCGACGAACTAACACAATGGCCTACCCCATATGCTTGGGATTACATGAGGTCACGTTTACGTAGTGCACACAGTAGCAACTTAGGTCTGTATATGCGAGGCACTACAAACCCTGGTGGTGCAGGGCATCAATGGGTTAAGAAGATGTTCATTGACCCAGCGCCAGCAGGTCAGTCTTTCTGGGCTACGAACATTGAGACAGGCGATACTATCAAGTTCCCTAAAGGCCATAGCCGTGAAGGGGAACCTCTGTTCAAACGTAGATTTATTCCTGCTAGTTTGTTTGACAATCCATACCTAGCAGATAGCGGTGACTACGAAGCAATGCTATTGTCATTGCCAGAACACCAACGTAAGCAGTTGCTAGAAGGTAACTGGGACATTAATGAAGGAGCAGCGTTCCCTGAGTTTAACAGAAGCATACACGTTGTGGAACCTATCGACATACCTGACTCCTGGGCTAAGTTTAGAGCTTGCGACTATGGTTACGGCTCCTACACTGGAGTTCTCTGGTTCGCTGTTACCCCAAGTGAACAACTGGTTGTCTACAGAGAGCTTTATTGTTCTAAGGTTACGGCTACAGATTTAGCAGATATGATTCTCGAAGCGGAATCAAATGATGGAACTATCAGGTACGGCGTGTTAGACTCGTCCCTCTGGCACAAAAGAGGTGATACTGGCCCGTCACTAGCAGAGCAGATGAACATGAAGGGTTGCAGATGGCGTCCTTCGGATCGCTCTCGTGGCTCAAGGGTAGCAGGTAAGAACGAGATACACCGCCGTTTGCAGGTGGACGAGTTCACTGAGCAACCAAGACTGGTGTTCTTTTCCACCTGCACCAACACAATAGCTCAGCTACCTAGCATACCGCTAGATAAGAAGAACCCTGAAGACGTTGATACAAATGCTGAAGATCACTTGTATGACGCACTACGATACGGTATAATGACTAGACCACGTAGTTCCATCTGGGATTACAACCCAGCAAAACAAAACTCTGGCTTTCAAATGTCGGACTCAACTTTTGGATACTAAATAAATGGCAGAAATAGACGATCTTTCTTTTGAGACAGATGATGTAGTAGCAGCCGAATCTAGTGAAGACAGTCTGTTTACTAGCTTAAGCAGTATTGTAACATTTGTAGCTGAACGATTCAAACGAGCAGAAGATGCACGGTTGGGTGATGAAGAACGTTGGCTAC